CACTACTTCTTCCGTACCCCAAACAACAACAACAGAATCAACGACGACCACGACACAACCGCCAGCAGTTCCAACACCTGTTACACAGCCTCAAATATCTGAGCCAGAACCCGTTGAGCCTTCCGTTCCTGAAGAGCCTGAACAAACCGAGACAGGCACCACAAGCACGACAGTAGAGGAAGCCACGCCAGAAGAGACGCTTCCCGAAGAAACAACCACAACAACTGAACCAAGTCCTGAGCCATCCCCCGACACTACAGAAGAACCAGTCGTAGACACAACCCTGCCAGAAACCCCTGAGACACCCCTAGAAGCCCCTCTAAGCGACGAAGAAGTGGATTCGCTAATAGCAGAGGCAGAAACCACAGAAGCCCTTGTGGAAGCCCTAGCCGAACTCAGCCCCGAACAGGTTGAACAAGTCTTGGAAACCCTGCTTGCTGAGGAACCAACCGAAGAACAAGCCACCGCTCTCGCGTCTAGTCCCGAAGTCCTAGCCGTCATCACCACAGAACAAGCACAACAAATCTTTGAAGTCCTAGACGTGGGCGCACTCTCCGACGCACAAACCGAAGAACTCATCGCAGCAATCGAATCCGCACCCACCGAAATCCGTGAAGAATTTGAGGACACCATCGACATCTTCGGTGAAGGATTAGACGACTACACCCCCACCGGCTCCACCATCCCAGTCGGAGAACGACGCACACTCATCGCAGTCACCGCAGGGATAACCCTCGCAGCAGCAGGTACTAGAATTAGACGCTAATGAGAAAACTTTTGGATTACCTAGCAGACAACGCATGGACATGGGCAGGCACAGGCATGGTCTTGATTACCCTCTCAGGCCCAACACTCCGACAGGCATCCCTCATAACCGGAATAGTCGTTTTGGTACACTCATCACTAACCCTCTCCAAGAAAGACTGAACATGGCAAAGCTTCAAAACATCATCTTCCGCATCTTCGCACTATTCGGATCAAGCGCATTGGCCGCTGTTGCTGGTGGTGCTTTGATTGGTGTAGACCTGTGGAAGTCGGCAGCACTCGCTGGCATCATGGCTTGCGCCCAAGTGATCGAGAAGTTGTTGCGTTTCAGCGTTGACGGTTCACTCACCAAAGAAGAAATTGAGATCGCGTTCTCAGGCGCAGCAGCACCTAAGACAAAGGCTGAGTAGTGCCAAAACCAAACTGGCCTGTTAAACCTATCCGCTGGTGTGAACATCTTAAAGGCAAGAAACCTTCTGAGATTACACCAGCTATGGTCGCCCCCATCACGGGTGGAGGCAAGTTGGAGAAGTGTGCTGCGGCAGCGTGGGAAGAAATGGTTGCAGCAGCGAAGGCAGAAGGCATCGTCCTAAAACCGACTTCAGCCGGTGACACACTGCGATCAGTCGCACAACAAGAGGCTGGCTTCCGTTCCCGCTACACAAAAGAAGTTTTGCCAAACACTTCAACAAAGACTTGGAACGGTGAGAAATGGTATCTGAAACCTGGTATGGCTATTCTTGCCACACCGTATGACGATCCAGCGAACGACAAAGCGCGTGGCTCACGCCACCTTTACGGTATTGCGGTCGATGTGGCGAACGCTAACGGCAAGGTTCTTGCTTGGCTACTGGCGAATGAAGAACGCTTTGGTTTCTCTCATGAAGTTCTAGGTGACGCTAATGGTAAAGGCGCAGAGCCGTGGCATATCCGTTTCGTAGGGAAGCCTGCTTGATGTGGATAGTGGGATCGCTCTCGTTCTTGCTGCTGCTGTTACTGGTGCTTTCGGCCTGCTAACCGTAGCAATCCAACGTTTCAAAGCAGAGAACCGTAAAGACCATGACACCGTTATGGCTATGTTGCGTCTGATGCGTAGGGCGCAAGACCGCACAGAGGACAAGGTGGACAAGGTTTCTGAACGGTTGACGGAACACATCGCCAAGCACAAATCAAATCCTGGGAGGGATCAAGCTGACGCACTATGGGAAGTTATCGAGAAGATAAACAAACTCATAGAGGGAGCAAGAGTTGAGCAAGCCCGTAAAGCAAAGTCTGCTAAGTGAAATACGATCTGAAAAAACTGTGCCGTCAGGCCGCATCCCAAGAATCCAGCGTGTACTTGAAGGAATGGACGAAGCAGATCGCAAAGAACTTATTGAAGCGTTAGACGATTACACCATCCCTGCGCCCACAATCAGCAGGGTATTAGAAAGACGCGGAATAGACTTAGATTCATCTTCAATCAACAAGTATCGACGAGGGGAATTCGCTCATGTCACTAAAGGATGAACTCGGAAAACAATCCGAAGTGGACACAGACATTGTGCGTATCCGAAAGCAACGTGATTCGTTCGCTAATCAGAACGCTCGACTACAAACCAAAATAGATGAACTGGAACGGGTGCTGTCTGTTGTTGATGAGGTTGACGGGCTAAGTGTCCAACCCCCAACATGGTTGGCTCCGGCTAAACCGAAACGATCCGCAGCAACCCTTGTTGTCATGTTGAGTGACACCCACTTTGATGAGGTGGTAAACCCTGAAGAAATGGAAGGGTTGAACGCATACAACCGTCAGATCGCTGTGATGCGTTTAGAGAAATGGTCACAGAACGTAATCAAACTTGCGCGACATTATCTAGCAGGCGTGGACTATGACGGTGTAGTACTGATCTTGGGTGGTGACATCTTTAGCGGTGACATCCACGAAGAACTACACGACACCAACGCAGACACCATGCTCGGCTCGTTACTTTTCTGGGCTGAACAAGTATCAGCAGCCGTAGACCTGCTCGCTACAGAGTTCGGCAAAATCCATGTTGCTTCTGTCGTAGGTAATCACGGTCGTATGACTCGTAAGCCACGAATGAAACAGCGTGTCAAAACAAACTTTGACTGGTTGCTTGCCAAGATGGTCGAGCGACACTTTGAAAAAGATAAGCGTGTCACGTTCACTATCCCTGAGTCAGCTGACTGTCTGATACAGATTTATGGTCACGGACATTTACTTACTCACGGCGACCAGGTTTCAGGTGGTGGTGGTATCGGCGGTATCTATCCACCGATCATGCGGATGCGAGCAAAGAAACACGCCCGCTACATGGCCACCAACAAATCATTCCAAACCCTTTGGTTAGGACATTGGCATCAGTACATCTCTACCCCGTCAATGGTGGTGAACGGCAGCATGAAAGGCTTTGACGAATACGCCCTACTCATGGGGTTCGGGCATGAGCAACCACAGCAAGCCCTAGCCATCGTTACCCCTGACCGAAACATGACCATCCAAGCACCCGTGTTCTGTATGGATCGGAAGAAGGAGGGCTGGTGAGTGACGCTCGACTTTGCCTATGCGTCTATCGTGGGGTGATCCCACGTAACCCTGACTGCGGAGAAAAGCCCGATGACTTTGACGAATAGAACCGTTGTCTACATCCAATGGGCTGACACCCACCTATCCGAAGGTGGCTGGCTAGATATGCCGTCCTATGAAGATGACGGTGAATGTCTCGTTGACACCGTAGGGTTCCTCATCCCCGTTGGAGAACCTGGATCAAAAGAAAACCATGTGACCGTATGGCAAACCATCTGCAAAGAAGAAGGCATCCACGCCATACACATCCCTGTAGCGATGGTGCGCGACATGAAAGCGATTGACTTGACATTAACCGTGTCACACCCCTAGATTAAAAATACCTGCACAAACCATAGGAGGAAAAATGCAGAACCTATACACAATCCCAAAGCCAACCCACGGCAGCCAAGACTGGTTGAACCTACGTTGGGCAAACGAAAAAGGTGAGAAACGAATCACCGCATCAGTAGCCGCAGCAATTCACGGTGAACACAAATACACCACACCAGCTGACCTTGCGGTAGAACTATTGGCAACAACACCCCCTGTGCCAAAAGAACAAAACGATGCGATGCGTCGAGGCACAATCCTTGAAGGCCCACTCATGGGTTGGGCAGGAGAAATCCTCAACGAAACCATCACCGAACCAGCAGAACTGTATTGCTTTGAAGATTCCGGTGTACGCCTCATGTCCACAATGGACGGTCGTTCACTCAACGGAAAGTTTTACGAACTCAAAACATATAACAAGCGATGGACGGGACAACTTTCCCGAACCTGGTACTGGCAAGGAGTTCAGCAAGCGATATGTACTGGTAGTAACGAGATCAACTGGATCATTTTTGACAGCGACCTCCAACTCCAGTTCCATACACAAACCGTAACTAGCGACGAAAAACAGATTCACATAGAAGCAGCCCGCAAATTCTTGGGCTTCATCGACATGGGCATGATGCCTGACGTGGCTGATCCCACCTATGACAACGCCGTCTCGCTCTACCCCGAAGGTTATGGAAACACGGTCGTATTGGGGCATGAGGTGTATGCGAGTTTAGAGCGTTTGGCACAAGCGCGTGAACAGAAGAAGCAGGCTGAAGCTGTTGAGGAACTCATCAAGGGTGAGTTGGCGATGTTGTTGCAGGATGCTGAGTATGGTGCGATTGACGGTGTTCAGGTCGTATCGTGGAAGAACAGCAAACGCACATCGTTTGACACCAAGAAGTTTGAGGCCGAGCATCCTGCGTTGGCAGAAAAGTTTAAGAAAACAACAACCTTCCGCACCATGCGGATCATCGCTAAGGAGGCGAAGTAGTGAAACTAGAAGAAATCATCAGCAAATATGGCGTACCTGATCCGAAGATCGTAGGCAAACTACCTAAAGGCGGGATGCAACTTGACTTCGTGGGTCACGCTGACGTAACCAAAATGCTTATCGAGATCGACCCTGAGTGGACATGGGAACCAACCGCGTTTGATGCGAACGGTCTACCGGCTTACCGTGTAGAGAACGGCATGGCACACATGGCAGGCTGGCTCACAATCCTCGGTGTACGTCGCCTGGGTGTTGGCTCAGTCATGCACAACAAACCTGATCTACTCAAAGAACTAATCTCAGACTTCATTCGTAACGCTGCTATGCGCTTCGGTGTATGTCTCGCGTTGTGGACTAAGCAGGAATGGGAGGACGTATCGCACACCCCATCAACCCCTGTTGCGAAGCCTGCACCAGCAAAACCCGTTGACCCATTGGTGTCGATGGACAACATCAAGCGTTTCGTTGACACCTGTAAGAAGGAAGGGTTAGACCCAGATCAGGTGGCGAAGTCAGCGAAGATTGATCTTGCAGACCTGAGAGAATCGCAGATGCCACAGCTTCGCACAGCGTTCCGTTTGGCTGCAGACAGCAAGGCTCCTGTAGTTGAAGAAGATGTAGCGCAAGAAGATGAACTGCCACCAGAAATCATGGACGACTTCAATCCCAACTTCAAAAACACCGAGGAAGCAGTCGCAGCAGTAATCAATATGTTCTCTGCCGAAGAAGTGGTTGCTGAGTCAAAGAAGAACCACCCTGCTAACGGCTCGCCACAGATCAAAGAACCTGGCGCACCGGCAACAGCAAAACAAATCGGTATGTTCAGGGCTTTGGCATCAGGCAAGGGCATCGCAACTAAAGCAGAGCAACTGTCTATGGCATCAGACTCAACAGGTCGTGTCATCGAATCATTAGAAGCTCTCACCAAGTCTGAGATTTCTGAACTCATCACCATCCTGAAGGCGTAATGCCAGTCGAACAAAACAGGAAGGATTACTGTGAGGGAAACAGAGACAAATGTACGGTTGACGGCTGCCCCAAGTTCGGAACTTTGGGACGTGAAGCTCGTGACGGTAAGCGACGGGTCAAAGGATGT